GGGACCATACTTTTTAATTTCTTCTTCTGAAAATCTTTTTTCTTTTTGTTCTGTTGTTTCTTCTACCGCTTCTTCTTGAACATTAGGCTGCTCATCAGATTTCGTAGATGTATCATCGGTGCTAGCACCGTCTTCAACTTTTGTTTCAATTTGATCTTCATTTGTTTTTTCCGTTTGTTGTTCATTTTCATTTTTAGATTCTTCGACAGGTAATTCAATCTCTGCGCCTGGGCCCGAAGTATCTATATCAACTGTCTTTTCTTGTTCTACCATTTTTCCTCCTTAAATATAATGCAATACAGATTCGGGGTCAGAAATAGTTCCTAACACTTCATCGTCATTTAGTAGTCTAACTTCACCACCTTCTATAGGTAATCTAGAGCCTGCATATCTAGCAAAGATTACCCAATCACCTTCTTTACACCACTCACCTGTTGGAAATTTTTCTGGATCATTGTAACAAAGAGGCCCCAATTTAATTACATAACCGCAGTTAGTTGCAGTTCTTAATTTTTCTAAGGATTCTTGTGCAATGATAATACCACCTTTTGTTTTTTCTTTTGGTGTAAAAGGTAATACTAATATTCTCCAACCAGATGGTTGAGGTAATTTTGAAACTAAATCTTTTATATTATCTGGATTTAATGGTTCTTTTTCTTGTTTATCTTTGTATGCTTCTTTAACTTCTTCTGCCCATTTCTCTTCTAAAGCTAGTTTAGTTTTGGGGACTTTCTTTTCCGAGTTCGATAATGTTGTCATCTTTTGTTTTTTGCTCCTTTGGTTCTAGCAGGTTAGAGATTTCCTGTAATATCATTTGGTAGGCATGTGCCTGTCCTAACATATACTTGTATTTTTCCATGTTGTCAACACCACCAGCCACCATCGCATCAGCAACATTGTTATGATTTGTTTTTAAAAATTTTTGTACTTTTTGTATTAGTTCTATATCATTCATGCTTTTCTAGTTTTCCTTATTGATTCTTTACCTTTCTTAAAAATAGCAGCGACTTGTGTTTTACCCATAACTTTGGCACGCTGTTCTCCAACAGTTAAAATTTGGATTTTTCTTGCAAACGGTTTAGATATCTTCTTAACTTTTGCAACAGTCTTACGAGCATCAGTAGGAGTCGCAAACTTAATTCTAACAGTATCTTTAGGATTCTCATCTGTGTAGAGCCTCCTACCAGAGCCTTTAGGCTTTTTTCCCGTTCCCGTTTTTGGATCTGCCACCTAGGACTCCTTTCAATAATTTAGCTTGTTTAGCATGTGTTTTAGAGGCTTTTTGTAAACCTTTCATCACCTTTTTTATTTTTGCTTTTTTCATTTTTTCTCCTTGTACTTTTCTCTCCAATAATTTTTTCTTTCTAGTAATCTAATTTTATATTCTAAGTTATCAATACCTAAAATCTTTTTGATGAGTTTAATCATATTTTAAATTCTTGTAGAACTTGTAGTTTATCTTCTGCTTCAGCTATCTTACCAACTAGCTTATCGCACTCTTCAATATGTTGGGGATGTTCACCTATTGCTACAGGTTTTTCTAAATAAATTTTTAAGGTAGCGTCCGCTTCTGAAATCTGAGCGTTATATTTATCTTCTAATGCTTGTAGTATTGCTCTTTTAAAATCTGCCATTTAACATTTCCATCTTCTACGAGCCTGTCTTAGTCTTGAATTAGGATCTCTCGCAGCTTTTGGAAATTTTTTCATTTGGCCTGCGCTTCGCGCACAAAAAGACTTACGTCTCTTGGCAGCTTTAGATCCTGGTTTGACTTTACCAGTCACCGCTGTTTTTAATTTAGAGCCAGGATTTAATCTTCTATAGGCTTTGACCCCAGCTTGTGTCATACCTGCGCCCGATTTTGTCGAACGAAAATTCTTTTTATTTCTTGGTGGCATCGTGCCTTTTGATAGTTCAACTCTCATCATTAGAAGTAAGTCATCCTTGTCATATCAACAATACCACCAGTTGATTTTTTTGTTCTCTTAGCGAATGTTGCTGCCCTAGAAGGTTTTGGCCCTGTATTAGCTACAGCCTGCTTTCGTCTGACGGCACCCGCACGTTGCCCTTTGGACATCGCTCTTGCTTTCGCAATGGGCACGCATTTTGGATAATTTTTTCTTTTTTCTCCACCACTTCGCCCACACTTCGGGTACGAACCATCGGATCGCTTGTTTGCAATATCGACCCAATTCTCTTTTACCCATGCTCTTAATCCTTTTTTGGCCATTAGACCATCCTAGTTCTTTTTTCTTTTCCCTTTAGGATTGCTCCACAACCTTTTGCTACTGCTCCACCTTTGCTATACATGCCACGCATCATTCCACCACCCATAGCTTTTTTACGGCTACCTTTTTTACCACCTGGTGTAATTTTTCCAGAGCATACTCCAGAAGCATACATGTTTGCATACGCAGAAGGATATACCTTAAACTTACGTTTTGCTGCAGCTTTACCTTTAGGACACAACTTTGCCATTATTTTTTCTTCTTCATTTTTTTCTTTTTAGCAAGATACGCTTTTAAACCTGCGTTTATCTTACCGCCTTTTTTTGCTTCTACTCTTCCAAGATCTTTTGCACCTTTTCCGTCAGCAGCAAAGAAAGGAACTTTTTTTCCGCCCTTATTTACCATTTTTAATTTAGCCATTATTTTTTTCCTCCGTTTTTAAATATTTGTGTACCCTTTATACCAAAAATTGATCCAACGACAAGGATCCAAAGGGTACTGAACCAGGTCGGGAGCGCTGCGAAATGCTCAAAGAAAGTTTTTACTTTTTCAAGCGCACTCGGATCATCACTGAAGACTCCCCAAGCGAGCACCACTATGGGCGCCGACAAAATCACGAGAACGAATTCATCCTTGTAATCGTTTTGACGTGCTTCCAACAATTTACCTTGGTAAGCCTCCTCACCTCTAGCTTGTCGTTCTGCATGTAACAGTTGAGCATCAGACATCGCAACTTTTGCCTTTTGCTTGTTTGCATATATCTTGCTTCCAGCAGATATTGCTAACTTTAAAGCACTAAACCACATAATTAAAACAGTTTAGCGTTTCTTTTTTTCTCTGGTAGCATACTTTTTTGGCCTCTGACCGCAAAAGTTTGTGTTTCTTGTGGGTTTGTCATCTCAATTTCAACTCCACCAGTTTTAAAACCATCTTTGTTGATAAATTTTGAGTGATTTACCTCTACTTTACCAGCATCCTTTGCTTTTTTCATGTTTTTCTCCGTTTTTTATTTTTTCCAGCTTCAGAAAGTGCAATTGCTAGTGCTTGTTTTCTAGATTTTACCTTCTTATCTGATTTACCAATGTTCAACTTACCTTTTTTGAACTCCTTCATAACCTTTTTAATCTTTTTTTCGCCTTTTGTCATCTAAATCTTAGTTACTCGGTATAGTCTTACTTAAAACTGTCTTTTCTATAGAGGTATCCGCCCTTAAATTTGCTAACTCTTCGTTCTGTTCACGTTTTTCTTCTTGATTTATTTGGTTGAGTAAAGTTTTTAGTCTGTCTAACTCTAATCTGCTCTTATCATCCTGACCTCTTCTAAAGTTTTCCATCTGTCTGATGTCTAATTCTCTAGATCTTAACTTAGCTATAGGATCATTATCAAACTGTGATGTAATTTTCTTCTCTTCTTCTGCAAACTCACTCATAATCTCTGCAACAATTTTAGCTTTGTCCGCTTCAAACTTCTGCATTAGTGCAGGATCTTTTTGTAACATCTGCATTCTATCTGCATATTCTAATTCTACTTGTTCTTGAGCCATCAAACTTATGTGCTCTAAAATATTTTTATCTAATGCAGCCATAACCATAGGATTATTTCTTGCAATATTAGTAGACATGAATTGTAAGTGTGCTGTCATATGCGCTCTATGATCTTGACCACGCATCGCTTTGAAAGGTTTGTTTGATAACGCATCAATGTGTTCTAATGCAGGATCTTTTGGCCCTTGAGGAGCAGGTCTTGGTAAAATACGATCTATATTTTTTACACCCAATGCTTCATACATTTGACGATATGCATTGTATAGATTATGCATTTGTGGTTGTGAGCTAGCTAATTGTAATTCTGTTTGTGCTAGTGTTATTCTTTGTGTTTGTGAAAATATGTTTGGATCAGCAACAGGAAGTATATCTACATTCTCGTTAAAGTCTTGCATCTTAACAAACCTCGAACCACCGACCACGTCATACGGATAAGATCCTGGTAAGTATGTTGCAAAACATTTACCTAATAATTCAAACTCTTGTTTTAAACCAACGTACATTCTTTTGTGAATAGCTGACATGACCCTCGAACCACGTTCTAATAATGCCATAGTTGTACCCACTGCACTTCTTTGATTACCATCACCAACTTGCATATCTGCAATGCTCGCGAATCGTTGACCTGCTTGTACAACAATACCCATAAGTTGGAGGAGCGTGGTTGATGGTTCTTTGAAAGGTAAAGTCATAAACGCTTCTCTCAAGTTACCACCTGGTGCATCTACATCTCTAAACTCACCTGGTTGTATTGATTGTGCATCGTCTCTGATTCTAATACCACGCATCTTAAATCCTGCAGGTAGATTCGATAAAGTTCCAGCATCTAATAATTGTCTTAATGCTTGTGTTGCAGTTCTAGATAAACCACCGATCATGTGTATCAAACCAAAACCATAGAAACCAAGTCCTGGTAAAAATTTGAAATGTACAAAATAAGATATTTTCTTTTTAAGATTATCGTTTGGTTGATAGTTTCTTCTAATAGATAAAACTTGTCTTGATGCTTCTTCTATTGTTACGATGTATGGAAGTTTGATTCCTGTTAATGTTCCATCATCTAATCTATCTTCAAATCCTTCTAAGTCTAAGTTAACATGACATTCAATCAAAGTATAAATACTTTCGTTTGTAGTTCTTCTTTCACCTGCAAGTTCTTTTTCTTTTTTATCAACTTCTGTTTCTTGATTGTATGTATCTGGTAATTCTACATCTCTATAGAAACCTGCAACTTGTTGTTTACGTAAATCGTTTTCAGAAATTTTTATAACATGCATAACTGCTTCTGCATCATCTAACGATGTAGCTGAATAAGGAACAACTAAATCATCGGCAGGTACAAATTTAGAAACTGCTCTGCCTAGTAAATCATCGTAGTAAACTTTTTTAAATGCTGATCCACTTAACGGTAAATAAAAAAGCATTTGATCAAACTCTGGCTCGTACTCTTTCATCTTGTACATGAGTTGATAATTCATAAACTCTTGAACTCTTTGTGATTGCTCTTCACGTTGTGCAGTTATAGAACCAATAATTCTAGTTCTAACTGGGCCATCTGCTGGTAGTAATTCTTTGTACGCTTGTGCTTGAAATTGTGTAACTGCTTCTGCAAGAACTGGGTGTGTTACACCTGATGCACCTTTGAAAGGTTCGCTTCTGTTATTAAATTTAAATCCTAAAAGATCTAAACCTTCTATGTAAGATTTTTCCCAATCTGATCTCGATGCTCTGTAATCTGAATACTGTTTATTTAATTCTGAACCTAATGGCTGTAATACTTCTTCTGGTAAAATTTCTGCTAGGTTATCAAAGTGATCTTCTGTGTTTGGTTGGTTAACTGCACCTGGTTCAAAGTTTACTTCTGCTCCACCATCTTCTTTTTCTGTAACTGATACTTCACCTGGTGTTGGTATAGATTCTTGTTCTTGTTGAATCTCTACAGCTGCATCCTCTGGTTTTTCTATCTCAATAGTTTTTACTATTTCGTTTGGAAGCGCTTTGTCTATTTCTGCCATTAATTTTCTCCAATCTTACGGTTTTAACTTGTTTCAATGGAACATTCAACCCTTGTGGTGTTGGCCCAGATTTAGGTGGGACTGTATTTGTTAATTTTTTTACCATCAATAATAAATATGTTTTGACGAAGGTAAAGCATTATCTTCATAATCTTCAGGGTGATTGATAAGTCCACCTTCCCTAAATCGTTTGACAGCTTGTGTTGTACTATCTACCAAATCGTCGTTTTCACCAAAAGGAAAAGAGGCACATTCTTCGATAACCTCTTGAGCCCACTCTTCTCGTTTTGGAGCCCAGACACAACCGCTCTCAAATAGTGGCGCAACTGAGTTTACTCTCGCATGTTTATCATTTCCTTTGCTTGGTGTAAAGGTAACAACTGGTATTCCCATTCTTCTCAATTCAAAAGTTAAAGGTAATCCTGATGCTTTAGACTCGATAATTACTGTTTCAGGTTGCCAATATTTATACTGTTCTAGTGCAAGTCTACGTAGTTCAGGAAACTCATATCTGCCTTTTAGGCTATCTACTAATATTAATTGTTTGCCTTTATCCTCTAACGAAAACACACCCCATGTTGTAATAGCACTGTAATCGGCTGTTTCTTTTTTCAAGAAAGCTGTATCGTAAGATTGTATTACATGTTCTAATGGAGGTAACTCTTCTTTCTCCCAATCTCTCCACCACTCTCGTTTCAATATTGCACCTTCTTCTGATGTAGGATTTTGCATCCATTGTGCATTCCATTTTTTTAAACTAAGTGATGATTTAACTTTTTCTAATTCTTCTTTCTTCCAATAACCTGGCCACAGTGAACGACCTGATGGCATTATAGCAGGAAACTCTATTATCTCCCACTGATCAGAATTTTTACCTGATTGTGCTTTTAACAATTGACCAGTTAAATCATTTTTACTCCAACGTGTCATAACCACGATTATCGAACCACCAGGCTGTAAACGTTGTCGGGGGCCTGATGTATACCACTCGTATGCACGTTCAAAAGAATCTTTAGACAAAACAGTTTGCTCTGAATGTGGGTCATCAATAATCAATAAATCTGCACCACGACCTGTAATCGCACCACCTACACCAGCAGCATAATATTCACCACCCTGTGCTGTCTGCCATTTACCAGCGGCCTTTGAATCTTCTTGTAGTCTTGTTTCAAATATTTCATTGTATTCAGGAGAATCAATAACGTTTTTTGCTTTTCTACCGAATAGAATAGCTAGTTCAGAAGTGTGAGTTGTTTGAATTATTTTTAATTTAGGATTTACACCAACCATGAAAGCAGGGAGATATACAGATGCAAACTCTGATTTGGTATGCCTTGGTGGCATATTTATAATTAATCTTTTTAATTTACCCTCTGCAATCTCGTTAAACTTTTTTGCAACTTCCTTATGATGATAGCCTTCAATAAAATCAGGCCAAACATGCTTTACAAAAGATAAAAAGTTTTTTTGGCACTTTTCTATTTTTAATTTTTCTTGCCATTGTAATAATGTTTTTTGAAATTCTTTTTTGACAGCGTCAGGTAATTTATCAAATTTTTCTATGTCTATGATCATATGGAACCAAAAAGTTTTTCCTCGTCGTTTATAACTAAAACTTACACTATATACGATATACTAGGATCCCTTTTGTAGTATGTATAATTTATAAATAAAAAAAATTCAAATTATCAAATCGTGTTGGTACCTCTATCCAACATATGTTGGTGGGGTGAGGGGGCGTGCGCTAGCCCCGCCCTCCACCCAGTATCTGGGAGCTATGCAGTTTGTGCATAGTGTCTTTTATGCAACACTTTGTACATTCTGGTCGCACCCCCTACATATTGTGTATGAGTTATCCACAACCACTAAAACCTTAAATTAGTTGTTGAACGTAGATTTGAGTGTGGTATTGTACCATATATATGAAAGGAGGTAAGAAAGACATGGCAGATGACAACGCAGTTAATTCAAAAGTTATGTACATGGTTGTAGAAACTTCTAAGAGATTCTCTGGTGTACCTAGAGTTGATATCTTCGAAGGTAAAACTTTTGAAAATATGCAATCAGCTAAATTATTATCTGATGCATTGAATAAGTCTAGATGCCCAATATCGGACGTAGACAAGGACGGCTTCTATGAGAAACAATACTCAGTTTCGAATATGAGAGCACCTGAACGATTTTGGAAGAAAGACTAACAAAAAACAGCGGGGGTGAAAGTCCCCCGCAGAAAGGATGAGCATGAAGTTAGAAAAGAACAACTTTGTTGTTACTTTCAAGACTCAAGAAGAGATTGAAGAATATTTTGATCGACATATCTCTACTGAAAAGAGTCTGCTTTGGTTAGGCTTCTTCATCGCGGTAAATCATATATCGCATAGAATTGAAGCTGACGGTCTTGAGATTACCAAGAAACCAAAGAAATAACGGAAAGCCCCGCGGGTCTTGTCCGATCAGACAGAGGCGATGTAAAAGTCGCCTCTGTTTTTTTTTATTTTTTTATTTTTTTTGGGTGGGGGAGGGACACGGGCTTCCCCACCCAACTCACGCACCTGTGATATTTTTGCAACGCTATATGTAGTGTGTGTTGCACGATTGCAACACAATATCTAGTGGCAATAATTATGACCTATATCAACATATAGTGGTCGGGGGTACGGGGTACACACAAGATGTAGTTATGCAATTTTGGAATGTAGTAAAGATGCAACAGTAAATTATTTTATAAAATAGTGCATTTTTTTCTTTTTTATCTTGTTAAATAGTATATACATAAGTTGCCTATTTGCTAGGTACTAGAAAGACATATTATGAAACATAATGACATAAATAACATTGCTTTATTTGACTATGATGTCGTTCCAATGGAATTAAAAATTCCTGACCCTGTAAACCCAGGTGAATTTTGTAACAACGCTGTCAATAAGCAAGTTCTAGTAAGAAAAGGCAAAAACGGTTTGAGTTCATCAATTGTTGGTGTTCACTCAGACAAATATAAACCCGTTTCAACTTTTGAATTATTAAAAAGTTATAACGGGGTTTTAACTGAAAACTTAGATTGTTCTAATGTTGAAATTTCAGATGAAATTTTTGACGGCGGCCGAAAGGCTAGAAGATCTATAGTTTTTAAAAACTACCAATTTGAAGTTTCAGAAGGTGAAAAGATCGCGTTGAAGTTAGATCTGTTCAACTCTTTTGATGGTTCATGGCCGTGGTTCTCAGCCTTTGGTGCGTTAAACTTTGTATGTATGAATGGACTAGTTAGCGGTCAATTCGCGATGGTCATTTCTAAAAAGCATACGACGGGGTTTGCAATTAATTCTGAAATTGCAAAAATTAAAAACGCGTCTGAGATGTTCAATAGTGATATTGAGAAGTTTAAAAGATGGACTCAGAAAAAGGTTTCATGGGGTCAAGTTGAAGACGTTATTAAAAAAACGTTAGCCCTTAAACCTAAGTCTTTTAAACAAAGAGCATTGAATGAACCTGAAAAACACTCTGAGCCTGTTCTCGAATATATTATGCGAGAGTCAGCGAGATTGTGCCTCGGTGATCGTTACCAAAGATCAGAGGCTCAACCTTCAGTTTGGGACGTTTATAACGCGGCTACACATTGGTCAACCCACAACCAGGAGTTGAGATTGAAAAAAGTAAATCCTACTTCTAGAAAATCTGATTTAGATTATGAAATGACTGATATCAGAAAAAATGCGGGTTCACATAATGTAAACCGTGATAGAGAAATAAAAGTTGCTCAGATGCTGATTAGTCAGCCTTGGCAACAAATGGCGGCTTAATTAACAAGTACCTACAATAGGCAACCGCCACAAAATGCCCTGCAAATGCAGGGCATTTTTTTTAAAAAAAATAATATGGGTGGGGGTAGGCCACGGGCTCCCCTCCCCAACTCTAGACCCTGTGATCTGTCAAGAAAAAAAAATAAAAATTTTTTTATGTATGCCATATTGTTGCCTTATTTGTGTGGTTTTATGTGGTAAGAAAGGAATAAAAAAGTTATGGGAACAAGAGCTGTATATACGTTCATTGACGATAGCGGTACCCACCATGTTTACAAACATTGGGAAGGCTATCCAGCTGATGCACTAGAAGCCATAGCTTCAGCAAAGAGTAGGGCTTGGTCACTTCCAAGGTTTGAGGCAGATGAATTTGCTGCCTCTTTCGTGGCGGTCAACAAGACTAAAGAAGGAGATGTACGCCTTACTACGCACTATGATAGACATGGAGATCTTGAATGGCGATACGAGGTTCGTCATCGACCAAACGACAAAGATCTGTATATCAAGATTTATGAGATCACTTATGGTAATCCGAACCATCTTTTGATGGGACAGGGATACCTGTGCGATTTGCTAGAGAAATGGACAGAGCGTTATCAAACGATGATCGACAATCTTAGTCGGAGAGAGAAACTAAGATTACGATTGGTCTAACTATTCAGTGGGGCGATGACAGTCGCCCCCTGATCTGGGAAGGACTGACAACTAGTATACTAGGGGGAAGTCATTACCTGTCAGTTCTTCCCTGATCAGTGACACTCATTAGGCAGGGTCGCAGCAATTAAGTCCTTGTATGACTTTAAACGTACTGACGCTGTGTGGTTCCCTTTGCACTCTAATGGCATTGATCTTTCTCCCTCAATGGCTGTTTAACAATACTTTGAGGGGGATATATATCGGGTGGGGGTGGGGCACGGGCTCCCCTCCCTACACCTAGCCACGGCTATGTAAATGTGCAGATTGTCGCACACTACATGTTGTGTCAATCACTTTTTAGTTGTATATGTTCATTTTGGGTTTTGCAGTGGTTCGTTGTTTCACGTGAAACATATGGGGTGGGGGTTGGTACACGGGCTCCCCCTCCCCACTACAATGACATGAGGTATTCGTTTATTTCGTCAAATGACAACGCAACGTGGTTAGGGGCTTGGTGTCCTTGCTTCCGCAGATCGTGGATCGATGTACTTTTAAAAAGTTTCGCGGTTCGGTGTCTCTGTGAAAAAAGCAAGATGAAAGCATTCACAGGATGACGGCAATGCCACGCGATTTGGTGGGGTCTAAAGTTCACTGAATTAACTTTTGCTAATTTAGTTTCTAATGTAAAAAATGTATGATTTTTGTTGTATCCTAGCAGATCGGGAAGACCTGCAACTGCCAAATTCTCCACTCTATCCCACGTTATTTGGGGAGTAGATGACTTTAATTTTTTGATTAAATCTTTTTCTTTTTTCACTTAAAAATTAAATTAACATGAGAGTAAAATATTTTCAAAATTAATTTAAAATTTTTTTATTTTTGCCTTAATTTGAACATAATCGTATGGTATTGTACCATATTAACATAATTAAGAAAGGTATATTACTATGGGCAGATACTATAACGGAGACATTGAAGGCAAATTTTGGTTTGCTGTTCAGTCAAGCACTGACGCTGAATTTTTTGGTGTGGTGGGATCAGAGCCAAGCTATCTAGATTATTATTTTAGCGAGGATAATCTGAAAGACATTGAAGAAGGAATAAGCGAGTGTAAGAAAGAGTTAGGAGATTGGAAGTCAAAGCTAGACCAATTCTTCAAAGAAAACAACGGCTACAACTACAAAATGATAGAAGAACAATTAGGACTTGTAGAAAGCCAAGCACGTGACTTGCTTGAATGGTACGCAAGATTGGATTTAGGTACTAAAATTTTAAAATGCGTTCAAAAAAACGGCGAATGCAGTTTTACGGCGGAGTTGTAAATGTCAGTAGTCAAGAAAAGAAATTTTAGTAAAGCAACTTTAAATAAACCCGTGTCTACAGCATGGGTTTATTATACAACGGGAGACGGCAGAATACATAAGATCTCAATCAAGACATTGCTACGTAGATTGAACAAGGTCAGCTTTTCAAAAAGGTGGTACCAAACAATCAGAGAAGCACAGATAGGTTTGGGTAAATGACAATTCAATACGGGCTAGGTATGCTTTTGGTTGGCATTTTAGCAATCGCTGTAATATGCACGATTGGATTTTTTGTAATTAACAGAAAGAAAAAGGAGAAAGAATGACAAAAGACGAGCGAATAAAACAATTAAAACAAAAGTTAGATTTTTATATAAAAAACTCTGTCGTAATTTGTGGTTTTTCTAGTGAAGACGATCACGATGGAACGGAGGCAGAAAATCTTGGGGTAAAAGAAAATGAAACTTTTTTTAATTTTGATCAAGAAGGTTTTATTGAAGATGCTCTTTATAAATTAAAATGCGTTAATAAATATGATAGAATATTTAGAAATGGAGAGGAAGAATGAGAGTAACTAGAAAGGGCGGTCACTACATTGTAGAAGAGATAGTAAATGGAGTGATCAAAAGCGAGAAATTTTTTGTCAACTCTAAAAAGGAGGCGATAGAAAAATTTAACGAAAAACACAAAAAGAAAGAAAGTGAGGAAGAATGAGTGATACGTTAGACAGCAGAGATCTTGAAGAACAATTAAAAGATCCTACAACAGATGACGAAACAAAGAAAGCAATCAAAGAGTTAAAAGAAGAATGCGAAAACTATGGTTGGGAACATGGTATTCATTTTATCAATGAGTATTACTGGGAGGACTATTGCAGAGATTTTGCCTCAGATTGCGGTTATTTAGAAATGAGATCAGATACTTTTAATCCATTGGAGAGTTGTATTGATTGGGGAAAGTGGGCAGATCTAATGAAACAAGATTATTCCGAGACAACTTTTGAAGGCGGAATTTATTATTATAGGGAGGCATGATGAAAGATAAATTTTTAATTAAATTACTTACTAACGTTGGTAATCCCGATTTTAAACAAGACCCTACACAAAAAGTTTGGGGTACAGATGAAGTTAAAAACATAAGTCGTAAAAAATTATTTAGATTACGTAACTTTGTTATATGGTACATAGATGTAAATGATCTAGGAGGTGGGAATTTTATTCCGCCTAAAGTGTACAAGAATGATCAATACATTGGATACTTCTCATACAACGGAAGATTTTGGAGAGAGAAATATCCTTTTCCGCAATTAGAGAAGGAGTTCGCTATATGAAATACGAATATCCAAATGATCTTTGGACTACTATCACAGATGAAAATAATAAATTAATTGATATTAATTTATTTAGTGATGGTGAAGATAAATATTTTGCTATTTATGAAAGGGAAAATCCAAAAAAAATGGAGTTTAATAATTGTGTAGCACACTATAAATTAAAGGAGGGCGAATGACACAAAGAGACGAAGGACACGACTTCAGAGATAGCAAAAACAAAGCTGAAGCATATGAAAGAAAGAAAAAACTTGGTAGGGAACAGGCAGATCGATTGATAGAGAAGTGGGATACTAATTGGAAGTACGATGCTTTTGAAAATAATAGATCAACTTGGTCAAATGAAGATGACGAAGACGCAACACTTCTTTACAATATACTGAAAGAACACAGGTCTAAGTTTGATTAAAGGTTTTAGATATAATCTTCTTGTTTGTAGTTCCTTTCAAAACTACTCTAATAGAGGGTTGCCCAATTATTGTGGATTCTTGGACTTCAATCCGCCTAATTTCTTCTAGGTGGCCATCTTCGGATTCCATAAATATACGGGCATTGCTGACGGCATTACCTTTCGTGCCGTCAGTGAATTTATCTAAATATTCTTGCAAATGTTTTACGAACATATTAAATTAACTTTAATTACAATAACATAAAAATGGAAAAAGTACCAGTACCAAAACCAAAAAGAGGAATATCAAGACACCTTACTGAGAAACAGCGAAAGTTTGCGGAGTTGCTGGTTTCACAAGCTGGTAAGATGACGGGCACGGAGTGTGCGATAGAAGCGGGGTACCCAAAAGATACAGCTAGAGTGAAAGCATCTCAGTTGCAAAGTCCAAAATATTTTCCTGTAGTTTATAATTACATCGCAGAACTACGAGAGGAAGCAAGAAAGAAATACGATATAACAATGGACGGGCATTTAGCAGAGTTAGCTAAAATTAGGGATCAGGCACTGGTCAGGAGATCTTTCTCATCTGCTGTGAATGCAGAAGTAGCGAGAGGCAAGGTTGGCGGGCTTTATGTTGATCAGAAAAAAATATTATCTTTGACAGGTAAAATAGAAAACCTTGATGCAAAACAATTAGAAGATAAATTTATGAAACTAGTATCAGACCATTCTACGTTGATTGGTGACGTAGATGTAAATCAAATTAAAGAAAATTTAGAAGAATCAGATGAATCTAAAGATTAACTTTCTCCATTTTTATAATACACCCCCTGGGAAATACATTTCGATCAGAGAATAATTCATCGCCTTTTTCATATGATGCAAAAGTTCTAATGTTATGCTTATCCTTACTAAATAGGTAGGCTTGAGTAACCATGATACTAGGTTTAAATTTCATAAATTCTTCTGCTGTACTGTGCCCCGAATCGCCCGTGATATCCGCCCATGTAATAGAATAGAAATAATATTTCTTATTTCTAATAACAACATGTCGATATTTAGATTTCTTTCGTTTTGCAGGCATACCCTAAACTAGCACACAATGCCCCCTCTATATAGTGGGAATATTTGACTAACCCAATTTTTATATAAAAAAAACACTACGCGCGTGACGGACTTTGTCTATTTTTGTTACCAAATCTACCATGAATCTACCAAAAAATTACCATATTTTTG